CAACACAGCTTCCAACTCCTCAGAGTCACTTTCACCAAGACCCTTAGAACGAGAAACGAGATACTTTTCACCTTGATGATTAGTTCGATATTCCTGCAACGCCGTATCATCTCTTAAATAAATATATTCATTTTTACTAGTTGTAATTCTAAACAATGGAGCATATGCAATATAAAAATGTCCATTCAAAATAAGCTCTGGGCAGAGATTCCAGAGATTGACTGCGATCAACATACGGATATTAGCTCCATCTGGGTCCATGAAACCCCATATCACTATGGGCACTGACTATATCTTAATGAATTATTTAAATTCACAAAAACCATTTCAAATTGCGTATCAATAGCAATCTTACTCTCCCGATACGGAGATAGTCGATACAGGTTCTCCATTCAAAAACCATTGTTTCTGAGATTTTTTATAAAGAGGAACAGATAAATAAATACTATTAGGTCTTACATCACCCGTTAAAATTTTTCTAAAAGTTGTATCTGTTACTTTTGCTTCATCAGTATCTTTTATTTTATTCAAGTAGTACTGATAAACCTCTTTATAGGTATGGTTCGTATAATACTTTCGGTATTCTAGCAAATCTTCAAGATTTAAAGAAATTTCTACTTTAGAAATTCCAGAAGTATAATATTTTTTATTTTCTTCTGTATATACTTCTGGCATAATATGTGACCAAGAACGACCTTGCCAAACACTTTGAAAACTAGAAAAGGAAATTTTATCTTTATAATTTTCATAAATCTCTTTTGGTTTTAAATGATTATTATAAGCTAAACGAATTTCTTTAACATCTTGTTCAGAGAGTTTAGCTCTACCATTACCTTCACCTATTGAATTATTAAATCCTCCAACTTGTTTATTATATCCTTCTTCTCTTGAATTATATTTTTCAATATATTCTTGCTCTTTTTTATCAAGTTCTTCTAAAGGACATTCTTCAATAATTTCATAAGTGAAATGGTCTTTACCAATCATATTTATCCACATATCAATGGGAATTGTACGTTCTTGTTTGTGTTCAGAAATTCTTCTTTCACAATTTTGGCTTTGTCCAATATAAACTTTGCCATTATCTTTATTTGTGATTTTATAGATACCAGTTGTCATAAGGTTTTTCTCCTTTAATTTTAGAAAGTTTATTAGGAGAAAAATTTTTAAATGGAGTTTCCCACGGGATTATCTTTAAATAAAGACTCCCCCGTTAGCAAAATTTTTCCCCGTCACTATCATATGAAAATACGATAATGATGGTTACACAATTTTGCCCTACCGATTAGTAGAAAAGTTTTAACAGGCGACAAATTCACCATCAGTCGCGGCAATAATCTTACCATATCTGAGCTTATTAATGTTATAATCTAGCTTACCATTCGGTTTAAGGTCTAGTCCTAAAGCCTTAATAAGATTAACAATCTCCGCATTAACCATAACTTTTTCAGAATTATTCTTAAAAGAGTTAATCATCTTACCGCGGAGTCCGAAAATAGCCTGGGTCTCTGCATCTCTGGCTGCGACTAATCCTGATGCAGCCGAATCGCCCTCACAAAGAACCAGTTCAGCCTTAGAACGGTCTGAACAAGAACAATCAACGAGCTTAGTCGGAAGATTTGCAAGCTTAGCCTTTTTCTTTCCTTTCGGCTGGCGCGCCGCATCTCTAGCTTTCTTAGCTGCTTCTCTTGCTTTTCTTGCGGAAATAGCTTTATCAGCAATTACTTTTACTTCTTTTTCATTACTATTAAACCAATTCTGCAAACCCGGAACAATAGCAGTATTAAAAGAACTCATATCAATCTTGGTAACTGTGCTCTTGACCTGTGCATTATAAGCAACATTAGGAGCAGTTAGATTGAATACAATATACATACCTTCCTGAATATCATCACCAGAAAGGTTTTCATCTTTGTCCTTTAACCATTTCTTTTCTCTAAAGAATTTATTAAATTCTCTAGTAAGAATAGTTTTAATTTGAGTAATATGCGGACCTTTTTCAGTAAGACCAGTATTTACATAAGGAACAATAGTAGAAGCATAGCTAGATGTATAAGTAAGAATAAAATCAATCTTATCCTTACCATTTACATCATAAATCTCACATCTATTTTTAATAATTTCCTTACTACCAACCGCATCATCAACGAGGTCACTAAGACCATTATTAGAATAATAAGTTTCAGTTTTACCTTGATAAGTAAGATTAATAGTTAGACCTTTACAAAGACAAGTAATTGTCTTAAACAAATCTCTTACTTTAGAAATTTCTACTTCTGTATGAGTGAAAAATTCTTCACTTGGTTGCCAAACTACATAAGTACCACTATGCTCAGTAGATTCACCAATCTTACGAGAATCAAAAACACCTTCAACGAAATGAATAGATTCATACATCCCGTCTCTTACAGTTCTTACATTCAGGTAGTGTGACAAGTAATTAGTTAGCTTACTCGTTTACTCTTAATATTTCTATAAGAACTGACTATCTCTTACTTGTTATAAAATAACAAGAATATCCATTTCAAATTGCGTACTAATAGCAATCTTACTCCTCCGATCCGAGGATAGTCGATACAGCATTATTATTTCTTTCTAATAGGATAATTTTCTTGATTTTGTTTATATGTTGTTCCACAATTTATTGAGCTTATACATTTTGAAGAAACTCCATAAAATTCTCCAATTTTTTTAAAGCTCATCTTTGGATTGCTCTTTATTAAAGAAATAATTTCTATAACTTGTTGATCTGTTAATTTTCTACTTCCACTTTTAGAAATTCTTAAAGGATAAGTTTCATCTTCTCTAAAATAGGTTTTTCCATTGTTGATACTATGGATTGTTGAATCTACAACGCCATATTTTAAAGCAATTTCTTTCATTGAAAGTTTATTTTCTTTTAATAAGAAAATTATATTTTTTAAATCTTCTTCAGAAAATTTAGAATTACAATTTTCTGTTCCTTTAAGAATTTTTTGATTACCATTTCTAATTGGATAAACAACATTTGAATGAAAATAGGTTTTTCCATTATTTATATAGGAAAGTATATGTAAATCAACATCATATTCTTTTGCAATTTCAGTCATTGTTTTTTCAGTTTTTCTTAATTCTTCATAGATTTGAAGAATTTGCTCTTCTGTAAAACGAGCTTGACTATTGTTACTTCCAATATCTGCTCCATCTCCACCTTCAGAGACATTATAACCGAAATTCCTATTATTACTATGATATTTAGCAATCCAATATTTTTCTCTTTCTCTCATTTTGTTTCTATTTTCTGGAGCTATTTCTTCAAGTAAAATAAAATCTGTTATTTTACCATATTTTTGAATAGCGTGTTCTATTGGAAGATTATTTCTAAAATCTTGATTATGCTCAACCATTCTTCTTCTAATATTATTACTTATTCCTACATATTTTTTATTATTTGGAAAAGTAATTAAATAGACACCAGAATAAATATATTCTTTATCTGAGAGATTTTGTAAGTTTAGCGTTTTCATATAACAATACCTGCTTTCTTTCTCAATGTATTATTATATGAATTTTTATCCTAATAGATTACATAAATTTGCCACGGGATTACCATGAAAATTATTCTTTTTTTAGGCTTCCCCGTTAGCATTTTACAAATTTCATTTTGTAAAATACCCTTAATAGTTTTTAAGAAAAGATATAACAGGCAGTGTTATCTACCAATTCCGAACGAACCCAAAGACGTACCTTGGTAGGTTCCGTCCTGGCGATACTTGCCAGAAGTATTTAATACACTAAATGCTGCTTCGAGAATAGTTTTGCCATCATCGCGGAAACTATTTACAATAAAACCCTGTCCATAATCTCGTACTCTAATCTCATTGTCAAGAATTTCAACATCAATAGTTGAACCATTTCCAAGATTATATTCGTCAATCGCATTAGACACAATCTCAACCAAAAGTTGTGTAGAGTACTCAGTAGAACCGCAGTATACACCTGGCTTCAATCGTGTAAAGGTGAGAGGGTCAAGAGACTCAATGGAATCCTTTGTGTAAAGATTCTTTTTATCCATCTATTAACCTCCAATTATAATTTTTATTCTTTTCTTTCTTCTTATAATATTATAGCATATTTTTTCTTTAAAGTCAAAATTTTTCATAGAAACACAGATGTCATCATTCTTCGTCTTTTTAAGCGTAGAATCTAACAAATTATCTGTAAGCAGCTAACTAAAAGATTGTCGCATTTGACAATAAAGAAAAAATATGCTACAATAAATTATATATAAATCTAAATAAAAAACTTTTCTTTCTTCTTATATATTTATTATAACATATTTGCTATAATAAATCAATATAACAAAAAAAAAGGAGTAGCTAAAT